TGTTACTGATTCTCGATTCTCTATTAACGAACGGTTCGGTTTTGTATCCGATATGGTGTCTATGCTCGCCAAGGGCGATCAGGCCTCGGTTGTTGTATCTGGTCCTGGTGGTCTTGGTAAGTCACACACCGTATACCAGACCCTTATCAAGGATGGTTTTCAGGACGTTACCACTCTTGATGGTTTCAATCCTGGTGATGTTCTTGGTAAGAAAACCTTTGTTGTAGTCAAGGGTTACTCTACTGCCAAGGGTTTGTATCGTACTCTTTACGAAAACCGTAACGGTGTTATTGTATTCGATGACTGTGATTCGGTACTCAAGGATCCCGTATCTCTCAACCTGTTGAAAGGTGCTCTTGATTCTTATTCTAAGCGTATTATCTCTTATAAGGCTGATATTCGTGATGATGATCTGCCGAATGTATTTGAGTTCAAGGGTCGAGTGGTATTCATTTCCAATCTTCCTTCTCAAGCAGTCGATCAGGCCATTATCTCACGATCTATGGCTGTTGACCTTTCGATGAATACTCAGCAAAAGGTTGATCGTATGCGTTACCTTATTGACCAGTCCGACTTCATGCCTGAATACAGCAAAGCACTCAAGACTGATGCTATTAACTTGATTTCTTCTGTTGCTGATCGTGTTAAGGATTTGTCGCTTCGTACTCTTATTCAAGTAACTAAGATTCGTAAGAGTAAGGGTACTGACTGGAAGAATCTTGCAGAGTATGCAATCTGTGGTTGACACTAACACATGGACGTGTTACCATTTTCATGCAAATTAATTAGGTAAATTATATTATGAATTTAAACAAAAATCAAAAAGACTTTCTTGAAGCTGTGAAACAGGTATTGGGTGACAAACTTATTCTGTCACGATCAGAAATTGACCAAGTGGTATCAGAGAAAGGTGTCAAGTACCCATATTGGTTGGTTACCAAATCTCAATTCCGTACAGGTCGAGGTGAATATGCACTACCAGGTAGCACCAAGGTAACACCCCAGGTGACTATTCCTGAAACTGTTGAGGCAATGTCCCAGGTAGTTCATTTGCGTCAACCCAAACTGATTGATGAGTCCGACTCGGCTGTTCCTGAAGTGTGGCCTGATTATGTACCATTTGGATTCTATAAAGATATGTTGAACATCGTTAAATCTAAGATGTTTTATCCTGTCTTTATTACTGGTCTTTCTGGTAATGGTAAGACTCTAATGGTCGAACAAGTTTGTGCTAAACTGAATAGGGAGTGTATCCGTGTCAATATTTCTATCGAAACTGATGAGTCTGATTTATTGGGTGGTCCTACTCTGGTTAACGGCAACGTTGTTAATCGTGATGGTCCAGTTCTTACTGCGATGAAACGTGGTGCTGTTCTTTTGATCGATGAGGTAGATCGTGGCTCGAACAAGCTTATGTGTCTGCAAGGTATTCTTGAAGGAAAACCTTACTTCAACAAAAAGTCAGGTGAAATGGTCCACCCGGCCAATGGTTTCAATGTCATTGCAACCGCAAACACCAAAGGTCGTGGATCAGAAGAAGGTCGGTATCTTTCGCAAGTATTGGATGATGCTTTCTTGGAAAGATTTCCAATCACGGTAGAACAAGAATATCCAGATGCCAAAACTGAAAAGAAAATTCTAACTCCTCTGATTGAAGATTCAGAATTTGTTGATAATCTGGTTAAATGGGCTGATGTAGTTCGTATTTCATTCGATCAAGGTGCTACTGATGAAATCATTTCCACCCGTCGATTGGTGCATATTGCAAAAGCCTATACTATCTTCAAGGATCGTATGAAGGCCATTCAGCTTTGTGTTAATCGTTTTGATACTGATACCAAAAATGCTTTCTTGGACCTTTATTCAAAGGTTGACGAAAAGGTTGATGCTGTTCAAGAGGACACTCCACTTGAACAATTTGATAAGACAATGGATATTGAATTCTAGGAGTAATAATGAGGTATATTAAAACGTTTTTTAAAGTTGGTTTGGCTGGGTTTATTGGTGTAGTTGTATTTCAACTACTACCAGTATTGATTTCATCCAATGATTGGATTGAATTTGTGTCTGGTATTTTCTTGGGTATTGCGTTAATTACGTTTATTTGTGTTATTGTTGTTAATCTTTCTAATGAGGTTCTAAAGTAATGAAGTCTGTTATTCGATTTGTAATGATTGCCGTTCTGGCAATTGGTGCAGTTGGTTGTTCTAAGGTACCAGCTGGTAATGTGGGTATTATTGTGCACCTATTGGGTGGATCAAAAGGTGTAGATTCTGAGGAAGTTGGTGTTGGTCGATATTGGTTGGGTGTCAATGATGAACTGTATCTGTTCCCAACATTCTTGCAGAATTATGTTTGGACTGCTGATCGCCGAGAGGGAAGTCCTAGTAATGAGGAATTTACCTTTCAGACTAGAGAGGGTCTAGTTGTAAAGGCTGACATTGGTATCTCCTATGCTGTTAATCCAAAGAGGGTGTCGGAAGTATTCCAGAAGTATCGTCGTGGTATTGATGAAATTACCCATGTATTCTTGCGGAATCAGGTACGGGATGCTCTAGTTTCTGTTGCATCCACTAAACCTATTGAGTATGTTTATGGTGAGGGTAAGGCCGACCTAATCAAGGAAGTGGAACGAATCGTTAAGGCACAGAATGGTGAACTATTCGATATTCAGCAGATTTATTGGATTGGTGAATTGCGTCTACCTGAATCTGTAGTTGAAGCCATTAACCTGAAGATTACTGCAACCCAGAAAGCCGCTCAGCGTGAAAATGAAATTCAGCAAACCAAGGCTGAAGCACAAAAGGCAATCGAAGAAGCACATGGTAAGGCAGAATCAACACTTGCTGTAGCTCGTGCTGAAGCGGAATCTGTACGTATTAAGGGTGAGGCTGAGGCTGACGCAATTAAGGCAAAGTCACAGGCACTTAATGCAAGTCCACAGTTGGTACAGTATGAAATTGCACAGAAGTGGGATGGTACTCTACCGACCTATACCATGGGTTCTAGTTCCATTCCTATGTTGAATCTACCTGCAAAGCAGTAACTCTAAATGGTGATTATTATGACTGATAATGAGAAGTTGAATTTGAAAGAACTGTTGAAGATGAATGTGGTTCAGGTCGTGTTCACTAAGTTGAATGGTGAAAAGCGGACGATGAATTGTACCTTGATCGACTCCTATCTGCCCCAGAATGACTGGGGCAGTAAGGAACTCCATGAATCGCATCAAGATACAGCTTTGGCTGTTTGGGACCTGGAAGTTGGTGGATGGCGATCTTTTCGTTATGAGAATATCATATCTTTTGGTCTAAAGGAGATTACAGAATAAAATTCTTGACAAAATTGGTCAGAAATGGTATAATCCTGTATAAATAAATTTGAAGTGATTTTGAGGATGCGGAATGGACTCCGCAGAAATCCACAAGGATGTATTTTAGTAAACTGTAAGATGTTATATTAAGAGGTAAATTATGTCAGCTATTACTACTGATGTTGTAAAGGCGGATGCACCACTACTCAATAAGGCGTGGATGGCTTTCGCATTCGGAATCTATATGGTATTTTATACCTGGGTTCGTTGGTATGAGGGTGTTTATGGATGGGCCGCAGGACTTGACTCATTCGCACCTGAGTTTGAAACTTATTGGATGAATTTCTTGTATACAGAAATTGTCCTAGAAGTTGCTACCGCTAGTATTCTATGGGGTTTCATCTGGAAGACAAGGGATCGTGACCTTGCGTCTATTACTCCAAGAGAGGAACTTCGTCGTAATATGACTCACCTTATTTGGTTGTTTGCATATGCAAATGCAATCTATTGGGGTGCATCATATTTCACTGAACAAGATGGTACTTGGCATCAGACTATCGTAAGAGATACTGATTTTACTCCAAGTCACATTATTGAGTTCTACCTGTCATACCCAATCTACATTATCACTGGATTTGGTGCGTTCTTGTACGCTAAGACTAGACTGCCATTCTTTGCAGAAGGTCTGTCCCTGCCTTACCTGGTGACTGTGGTTGGTCCTTTCATGATTCTACCTAACGTAGGCCTGAACGAATGGGGTCACACCTTCTGGTTCATGGAGGAACTGTTTGTGGCTCCGCTCCATTACGGATTTGTATTCTTCGGATGGTTGGCACTAGCAATTGCGGGTGTATTGCTACAGGTCTTCTATTCTTTCGCCAATCTGATTGGAAAGGAACTGATGACTGCAATTGACGCAAAGTAAGTTTAAGATTAACTTTACGTATAATCTTATGGGAAGGGGTCTTTTGACCCCTTCCTTTTTATAGGAGAAAATTATGTGGACAAAGCCAGATTATAAAGACATTAGACTGGGATTTGAAGTTACTACATATATCTTGACACGATAACATTGATCGTGTTATAATGCCTTCCGTGATGAATGAGGTGAAAAATGGCTAAGCATAAATTTATTGTGATTAAAGGAAGAAACACAGTTGTTGGTAAGCATGGATTGCAATATGAAATCTTTGATACTGTTATCTTTGATTGCAAAGAATCTAAGGTCCAAAACGAACAAAGAAAGTATGTGTATCGCAAACTTTTCTATGTAGATCAAAAACATAAACCACTAAGATTTCGTCGGGATGTAACTTGTCGCCGCAGACACCTGTTTAAATTTGATAACTCTGTTTTTGCGACAATAAAGATTTTCGATTATCAAGACGGAACCTATTATGGTTTCATTCCTGTAGACGCATTTAAAATTTAATATGACAAAATTTCAATTAAATAAAACTGATGTTGAAAAAATTTTAGAGGTTATGAATAAATTTCCTCAAAATAGAAATTATGAATTTGAATATCATCCTGGTGCAATCGGGTATTATATTGAAATGACTGTTCCTATCTCTATAAAAGGTCAAGAAGGAACATTTAAAATTGAGATCACTGATCCTGGAAAATGGTAATTATTAATAATTGAGGTTAAAATGAAAAAGCTTTTGTTTATTCTTTGTGTGCTTTTTGTATCTGGTTGTACCGATGCCGATAGGGCAAAAGTAGAATCAATTGGATCTGAGGGGCACATTGAATGTTGGTCCGCTGGTGTGAAATACTATGATGGATACTCTACAGGAGTTATTCACACCGAAGAACAAACAGATGGTTGGTACTTTATGGAAAAAGGTACTAATGAATTTGTTCGTATCTCAGGACCGTGTGTTATTCGTCAGAAGTAACTGACGAATTATTATTGTTAAAATTAATGAGGTAATTAAATGAAGAAGTTTTTAGTAATTGCACTAGCAGTCTTTCTTTTCGGTTGTGCGGGAGCCACCAAGTGGGAACCTACTCTGAATACCATGCCACACAAGGCACAGGTTAATGAGTCAAAGGATCTTGCTGAGTGTAAGGAACTTGCATTCCAGGCTGCAGGATACGTTAAGGAAGGTGCAGAATGGTCCATTCTTAGTGCCGCTGGCGGTGCCGCAGAAGGGGCGGTTATTGGTGCTCTAGTATCTGGTGCTGGTGGTGCTGGTGTTGCGGCCGCAGCTGGTGCACCAATTGGTGCCATTGCTGGTCTTTGGTATAGCGAGTATGAAGCTGATATTAATTACAAGCGTGCATATTCAAATTGTCTATTCCAACGCGGACACTATCCTATCAACTAAGAATTTCTTGGTTGTGAACAAAGGGGACTTCGGTCCCCTTTTTTATGCTTGACAGGATGACGGAAGTGTGTTAGGATGGTTCCACAATTGACAATTACAAATTTATATTATGACGATTAAATCTTCCTCTATTACCCCTGATGGTATCAAATCTAAAATTCGCCAACGTCGATCTCAGATGTTGGTACATTCTCGCATTTACTATATCTTAGACGAAAACATAGTATCTGATGACACATGGCAGAAATGGGCCAATGAATTGCGTGATCTACAAGAGCAATACCCGCAGTATTGCAAAATCGGTTTCTTTGACCGTGAATTTGCAACATGGAATGGTGATTCTGGTGCCTTTCTTCCATTAAAGAATCCCTATGTTGTTGTGAAAACTCAACAAGTTATTGACCAATGGTATAAAGAAAATGAAAAGTAATGCAACCAGAATCACATATAAGGCAACAGACTTGGGAAATCTAATCCATTTGCATGGAGATAAACCAGTATACATGAAATGTGCATACAATTATTACAAAGTCAAAAGGGTAGTTGATATGGGTGAATTTATTATGTTGGAATCTCCCGAAGAAGATGGTGTAATTGGATTAGACGATGAGTAATATCTATATACCAAAGATATATGTTAATTTCAATGGTGAACAGTATGCGTTCCCTGAAGAATTATCCGAAAGGTGGAATTTCCTAACTACCAAATTGGTATATGCGGAACAAGAGAATTTACAGGAACTATTGGGTGGATATTCAGTAGTGTTTAAATATGAATTTCAAAGGTATAAATTGTGAAAGTATACATTGGACCTTATAAACATTGGATCGGACCATATCAGATTGCTGATTGGTTGGAACATTTTTGTGTTCTTGAACGAGACCGTGATCGTATTGGTGAATGGTTAGCTAATACCTGGGTTAAAGATTTCTGTCAATGGATTGAAGATAAAAAAAGCCGTAATATGTTTATCCATATTGACGGTTATGATGCTTGGAATGCCGATGATACTATGGCAAGAATCATCCTACCTGTTATGAGAAAGGTTAAGGAAAATAAACAGGGTTATGGTTTTATTGATGATGAAGATGTTCCAGAAGAAATTCGTTCCACTAATGCTGGTCCTAAAGAAAATGAATGGGATTGGGATGATAATGCAGAGAAGCGTTATGAATGGGTATTAGATGAAATTATCTGGTCATTTGAACAGATTCTAGATCCTAATGCAGATGACCAATTCCATACTGGTGTTATTGACCATGTATGGGAACCATGTGAAAACTCAAATCTAACTCAATTGGGTCATGGTCCAAACCATACTCACACGTTCGATAGAGAAGGATACATGAAATGGTCCAAGAGAATTGACAACGGAACAACTTTATTTGGTAAGTATTTCAGAACATTTTGGACCTAATGGGTTAAAATATGTCAGACGAAAACACAAAAATAAAACATTCTAAACGTATATTTCACACTGAAACAGTTATTGCTAAGAGAAGAAAACTTCTGAAAACATACAAGATAGAGAATAGAGAATTTAAACAACCACATAGACTATCTCGTATGAACGGTATCAATTGTGGTAATCCGGGTTGTATGTTGTGTATTAACCCTAGAAAGTATGGCGAAAAAACTATTCAAGAATTAAGTTTTGAACAAACAGAAAAGTGGAGTGAAGAATGATTGAACTGAAACAAGAAACATGGGATGTATTTGTAGCAAGATTTGGTAATAGGTTGGGTGCTGGTTGTTCTACTGAGCATGCCTTGAAAATGTTCATTGAAGATTATTGGACGGAACTTGATAGACTTGCAATGGAAGCCGGACCCAAAGAAGATAATGAAGAAGTAGAAGAATTAGATATTGATGATTATTTCGAACGCAAGTTGAAACCTATCTGGGATTATGTGTATAATCTACAGAAACAGGTTAATCTGTTAGAACAACTGAAAGTGTATGGCCCAACACCAAAGTGGACACCAAATAATGTGCCGCCAGTATCACAACCAGTACCAGTAGGATTTCCATACATAATTCCCGACACTCATGCCCCAACTTGGAAGATTACCTGTACAAATGCTAATGATAATGTTCCTCTTTCTGGCATTGCGACTACTGGTTATATTAAAACAGTAGAGGAACCAAAGTATACAAAAGAAGAGATAGAAGAATGGTCTAAAATCAGGTTCGATGATCCATCAGTGAGAAGGTAATGAATTTTTGGAACTATCTGGTAGCAAGAAGAAGTCTTATTGAGGTAAACAAAACGATTGAAGCTTTAGGTGGAGATGAGGAGTCTCCACCTATGCTCTTAGCACAAAGAGATATTACCGAAAGTGAGGTAACTTATTTTTTCTATCAATCGATTTCTGATGTAATATATACCTGTATATTCTTGTTGATTTTAATCGTTGGATATGGTGCAACTGATGCCCTGTAAAAATATGATATTGGATATTTCATTGTCAGAATTGAACAGTGAACTACAGTATGAAAAAGAAGGATTTTTCACCCGAAAAAACTCAAAAGGTGGAAAAATTATAGGTTCCAGAGCAGGAAATATTGATAGAAATGGTTATGTACACGTTTCCATCAATAAAAGAAGGTATCTAGAACATCGATTGGTTTGGTTGTATCACCACGGTTATTTACCAGATAACTTTATCGACCATATCAATAGAAATCCTTCCGACAATAGAATAGAAAATCTCAGAATTTGCCCAAATAATCATAGACAAAATGCACAAAATACTGGCAAATTTTCACATAATACATCTGGACATAAAGGTGTAGGTTGGTCTCCAGGAAAAGGTAAGTGGAGAGCAGTAATTGGTGTTAAAGGTAAGAGTATACATTTGGGTTATTTCAAAGATAAAGTGAGTGCAATACAAGCTAGGAAAATTGCCGAAAAGCAATTCTTTGAATTTAGTGAAGAGGATTAAATAATGGGTTTCGACCTAATAACAAAGAGAGATTGTCCGCATTGCGGCAAACAGATTGGTGGAGGTCGTGGTAACCTGAAGACCCACATAAAGAAGTGCAAGGCCAAACTTGGTATTGTTGATGAAATTGAAACTTTAGAAGTAATTGAAGGAGATAATATGTCTACATTTGTTGAAGTTAATTCCCTAGAAAAGGGTTGCCCAGTCATTGTTAATCTGGATCATGTTGTTGAGATTGCACCTTGGGCTCGTGATGGTGGTGGTTCCGCAATCTTTATTGCAGATTCTACTGTAACTGGTGGCAGAACCCAGCTACTGGTATCCGATTCGTATGAAATCTTCCGTCAGTTTGCATTGCAGACTGTTAGTTCAGAAGATATTGCAAAGAAGATTAAGGCTCTCAAGGCTTAATTGACAAATTGGTGCATATGTGATACCATATATGCACCCTTTACTTTTATATTATACATTATGAATATTTTCTATCTTGATAAAGATCCCAAGGTTTGTGCTCAATGGCATATGGATAAACATGTAATCAAACAAATTCTTGAATATGCTCAGCTTCTTTCTACTGCTCATCGTGTTCTTGATGGCAATCAATCTGTATGCCTCAGTAAAACTGGTCGCAAACAAACTAGATATGTTCTTTCCGATAATCGTGATTCTATTTTGTATTCTGCTACTCATATCAATCACCCTTCCGCTATTTGGGTAAGACAATCCCACAATAATTATATGTGGTTGTCTGAATTATTGATCGAATTGTGTAAAGAATACACATATCGTTACGGTAAAGTTCATAAGGTTGAACGTGATGGTCTTTTGAGTCAGTTATTACATTCACCAGAAAATATCAATCTCAGTAAATCCTTTACAGAGCCCACACCTGCTATGCCTGATGATGTTAAGGTATCTGGCAGTTCTATTGCATCATACAAAAATTACTATATAAAGAATAAACAACATCTGGCTTCATGGTCAGGTAAAATCAATTCTCGACCAATTCCGGAGTGGTATAATGCCAGTTTATCAGTTTAGAAATATAGACACAAATGAAATTGAAGAACACATGATGTCCTATACTAAATTGGATGAGTTTAAAGATCAGAATCCGCATTTAGAGAGACATTTTGCACCGGAACATTTACCAGTTCTTGGTGACAGTATGAGAATGAGTTTACCTAAGTACAGTCAGGGTGATTCTGCATTTGAACACAATGTGATCCAAAGAATTAAAGAAACTGTTCCTGGAAATACACTACACAAAACACATAAAACACAAGGTTCGAAGTGGGTCTAATATCACACAAAAAATTATGCGACATTCTGAAATATGATCCTGTCATAGGAAGGTTCATATGGAAAGTGGATCGCGGTCCTGTTAAATGCGAAGGTAAAATCGCAGGGTCTTATACTGATAAAGGATACAGGGTTATTGTTATAGATAAAAAAATCTATAAAGAGCATAGATTGGCTTGGTTTTATCATCATAAAAAATGGCCAGAGAATCAGTTGGACCATATTAATAGAATTAAAGATGACAATAGAATCGAAAATTTGAGGGAGTGTGTCAATTCGGAAAATTGTCAAAATAGAAATATGCAATCAAATAACACATCAGGTTACACTGGAGTGAATTGGAGTAAACAATGCAAGAAGTGGAGAGCAGAAATTTGTGTCAATAATAAAAACAAATATCTGGGTCTATTTGAAAATTTTGATGATGCAATAATTGCTTATGATAATGCAAAGAAATTATATCATGATTTCGTGAATTAATTCAATAACAACAATAAAGGGATAACATGGCAGTTAAACCAAAGAAAGTTCCAAAGACGGCCGCTGAAGAAGTATCAAAACAACATTTTTCTTTGAGTGAAGTAAGACCACTAACAGACAATCAAGAAAAAACATTTGATGAATGGCGAGAAGGTAATCATCTTGTTTTGTCGGGTTCAGCAGGTTCAGGTAAAAGTTTCTTAGCACTTTATCTTGCATTAAAGGAGTTGATGGCAGAAAGATCAAATTACAAGAAGATTATCATCATTCGTTCTGCTGTTCCATCTAGAGATATTGGTTTTGTTCCAGGTACTTTAGAAGAAAAGTCAAAGATTTATCAAGAACCCTATAAGAATATTGTTAATGAATTGATTGGTCGTGGTGACTCATGGTATTTTATGGCAGAGAAGAAGATTATTGACTTCCAAACTACCAGTTTCTTACGCGGTTTAACATTCTCAGATTGTATTATTGTATTCGATGAGTTTCAATCTGCAACATTCCATGAAATTGATTCTGTATTGACCAGAGTTGGTGAGAATTGCCGATTTATTCTATGTGGAGATCATGCACAGAATGACTTATCTATCAAGAGAGAGAAGACTGGATTTATGGAAATCATGAGTATATTAAATAATATGGATGATGTTTCTCATATTAAATTCACCACTTCGGATGTTGTTCGTTCCGGTTTCGTTAAAGAATATCTGATTGAAAAGGAAAAACAGGGGTTATAATGTTTACTTTCTGTCCACCAAAGGTATTACCTGACCTGCAATCCGTTACTGCACCAGATGGTAACAGATATTATGTCACTCCAGATGGAGATAAATTTCCTTCTGTTACCACGGTAGTTGGTGCCCAAAAGAAGGAGGCGATCCTGGAATGGAGGCGTAGAGTCGGTGAAGAAGAGGCAAATAGAGTCTCCAGACGCGCCACCTCCAGAGGAACAAACGTTCATACCTTGTGTGAACGATACCTGAACAATGAACCTCTCGGCATTATCATGCCAGACGCATTGGAACTATTCACCTCTATTAAACCATTACTGAATCGGATTAACAACATTCATTATCAGGAAGTGGCTCTTTGGTCTAAGAGAATGCAATTGGCTGGTAGGGTCGATTGCATTGGTGAATTTGATGGTGTATTATCATCTATTGATTTTAAAACTTCCAAGAAAATTAAATCAGAAGAAGATATTCAAGACTATTTTTGGCAGACTGCTGCATATGCTTTGATGTATGAAGAATTAGTTGGTATTCCTATTGACCAATTGGTTGTCATCATGGCAGTGGAGAATGAACAACCACTTTTATTTGTACAAAACACTAAAGATCATATTGATGGTCTGGTGGGCGCAATTCGATATTATAAACATTTTGTGACAGGGAAACGCTTGACAGGGACGTGATTTTACTATATAATGTTGGAATTCGTTGATGTTGTTGAAATAGGTCGCCTTGGACGGGAAGTTCGACTCTTCCCCACCTCCACCAAAAGTATACTCAAGACACTGGTCTTGCTCGTAAGAGGGATGTTTTCGGTCTAACGCCAAAACCACCAGTCATACCGATTTAGAGTATACTTCTGATGGGGGTGACTTGGTTTCGACAGGGGATAGTAAAGAACAACGGAGAATCGGCAAGAATCAGAAGCCGTAGGATTGGGAGTACCCAGTCGAAGAATGATAAATAAATATAATTGCAAACGATGACAATTATTCTTACGCATTAGCAGCGTAAGTGAGGTTTCGGTAGGTTGACCTTATCACAAGAATAACCTACCACTTTATTCACAACAGAAGGTAGCTCTACAAATCATTATGTGACTTTGATTCAAACGGGAATTTACAACTCCCAATTCTAAAAACACTCCAAAATATAAAAAGCGAAAAAGTCTATTCGTAACTGGAGACCAAGAGTCTTTAAGGGATTATTCCCTCTGACTCGTAATCAAGAGGTAAAGAAACGATGTATTCGAAACATCTAAAACCAAAACTTTTGTCATTAATTTTTTTGGCAATGTTATCAACAAACTTAATGGCACAAACTGGTGACGCATCATGGTACGGTGTTCCACACCATGGTAAAAAAACTGCATCAGGCGAAAGATACAATATGTATGGCCTATCTGCGGCTCACCGACATATCAAATTGGGATCGAAAGTAAAGGTAACCAACCTGAAGAACAACAAGTCGGTTATTGTTAAAATTAATGATCGTGGACCATTTGTTAGAGGACGTATTATTGACCTATCATTAGGTGCAAAAAGAGCTCTCGATATGGATGGTACAACAAAAGTCTCTTTGCAAATTTTAGATTGACTTATATGTTAAATTGTGTTATTATGGTATTTTTATTGAGGTGATTATGGCTAAACCAAGTTCTGAAGAAATTCAGAAATTCAGTTCTATGATTGAAGGAATGGCATTAGAAATGGGTTGTAACCGTTTAGATGCCATTCTTCATCATTGTGAAAATACAGGATTAGAAGTCGAAGTGGCTAGCACACTTATTTCTAATGTACTAAAATCAAAGATTCGGGAAGAATCCGAAAAAGATAATCTAGTTAAGCGAACATCGAAATTACCTATATGATTGAAGAAGGCACTGGATTTGCAGCTTATGCAATCTATAATGCAATACAACTACACTTCACATCAAAAACATATGATTACTTCAAGTATCATGGAAAAACCAATGTATCTAAAGACTCTTTCTTAAAGAGAAAGGACAAGTATTACTTTCATAAACTATCCAGAAAGTATTCTCTAGAAGAATTGAAAGATTTTTATGTTGCCAATTTCATTGAATGTGATTTCAAGTGGATTGGTGACATAAATGGTGAGATAGGTGAAAAGAATTATCTGAAATGGAAGAAACGTAAAGAGAGTCTTTCATATGTATTT